AAGACTTAAACAACATCTTCGTACACCAAATAAAACATTGAAGAAAATGTTAGTCAAACACCCTGATATAGAATGTGAAGTGATTTCACAAGGAACAGAAGAAGAAGTTCTTAACATGGAAAAGAGTTTACGTCCATGTCGAAATGTTGGGTGGAATATAGCTGAAGGGGGAGGGAAACCTCCCGCTGGTGCACATGAAGGTTTTTTACATTCAGATAGTACGAAAGCTAGGATAAGTAAAGCGAAAAAAGGAAAATGCGGCGGCGCCAACCATCCTAATTTCGGCAAATCAGCAAGTGATGAAACGAGGAAGAAACAATCATTTGCCAAATTAGGTAGACGATTTACTAGAAAAATCATAATGTGTCCCCATTGTAATAAAACTGGCGGTTCCAACATGATGTACAGGTATCATTTCAACAACTGTACTCATTTCATGATTGATGGTATGTTTTTTGATAACATAACAAGAGCGATTGAAGTTACAGGTTTTTCAGAGAAAACAATACGAACATATTGTAGTTCTAAAAGTAAAAGCGAATGGTATACAATACCTAGAACAGTTGAAGTTGCCGGGAGCAATGAAAATGAAGAATAAAATACATCAGGTGGAATGTACCATCACAGAAGTTAAAATGGACCCTAAAACTGGTGAATTCACTTGTTACGGTAATGTCAAAGGTAACATTGACCACGCGCTAGATAAGACGATGAATGGTGCTTACATTGACAGTATCAAAGCACATAAAACAGCAGGAACAATGCCTGGCATGTTTTGGATGCATAAATCGTTCGATCTTCCTGTGGGTGTGTGGCTTGACATGGAAGAAGATGAAAAAGGTCTGAAGATGCGAGGTCGTTTAAGTAAAACAGCACTCGGATCTGATATTGAAATTCTTGCCAAAGACGGCGCACTAAACATGTTCTCTATCGGTTACTGGATAGAAGATGAAAAATGGAACAGTGCTGGTGGTTTCAACGAACTACATAAGATTCACATTACTGAGGTTTCTTGGGTGACTCGTGCATGTAACGAAGAATCTGTTTTATTGGATATCAAATCTAAAATGGCAGATGGTGAACTACCAACTAAACGCGAACTTGAGAAATTACTACGTGAAGAGTGTGGTTTCAGTAAACGACAAGCTAACCGTATTGCCAATGGTTACGACCCTGTTGTTGAAGATGATGTTTCTGATGCTGATATTAAAGAATTGGAAAATATGATTTTGAACACTTTTAATGTGTAAGTGATTGGGTGATAAGGGTAACACGGCAATGTTACCCTTATTTCGGTTAGAAATGTGCTGCTGCTGGTTGCGGCATACAAGGTGTTGGTGCATCTGGTTTTTTAACAACATCACATTCAAAAGATGGTTCGATTTTCACACGCTCACCATCTGTATTCATTACATGTAACACTTCAACATTATGATCAATATGACTGCTTAGATGATTATTTCTAATATATTGAGCAATCGCTATTTTAACTTCTGCAGGTGTTAAAATTACTTTCATGATTCGTACTCCATTTAATTAACTCGTTATCGAGAACTGAATCTTAGAACATCGTCCGTTCGATTACTGTGATGTACGTCACAAAACAAACAACACACTTGAAATATAAACGCAACAGCATTATCATCAGGTTATTGAGTAGTGGTCTACTTCAATAGCGTTGTGGTCAACGTAATGAAAAACTAAACACTCACATAACCTAAACCTATTAAACAGATGGATTCCACTATGGATAAATTAAAAGAATTACTTGAAGCCATGACGCTTAAGTATGAAAAATCTCAAGAGGCACAAGTAGCCGCTGAGAAAAAAATGAAAAACGAAATCAAAGCGATTAACGATAAGTACGAAACACTCGAAAAATCTCAAGATGCTGGTGAAATCAAAAAACTGATGAAATCCATTGCTGATTTAGAAGAAGAAGTGAGTGATGTTCGTACTAAAGCTGCTTCTACATTCCAGCCAACCAAAGATGAACACGATGCTGTTAAAACAGTTGTTCGTACATCGATTGGTTCAATGCTTAAATCCAAAGGTGCAAGTGATACAGGTCTTAACCTAGACCTAGTGAAAGCTGCTGGTAGTATTATTGCTGAAAAAGTTAAAGCGCTTAATATCGGTACAGCCGAATCAGGTGGGTTAGCTATTGCAGAAGTACTACGCCGCGATGTGATTGAATATGCACGTGAGTTTTCACCGATCATGAGTTTAGTAGGTCGTGATCCTGTAATGACTCGTAATTACCGAACTTTAGTTCTTATTGGCTATCCTGCTGTAGCTACAGGTGTTGAGAACATTGCTGGTTCTGTATTACCGCAAACAGATACGCAAGAATATGCTGAAATTCGCTCTAAAGCGTGGAAAGTTTATGCTAAACCACGTATTACTGATGAAGCAATGGTTGCAACCGATATCGATATTTACTCACATCTTCTACAATTGTTGTCCGAAGAAATGGGTATTTACCAGGCTGCGCAAGTGTTGCAAGGTACTGGTGTTGATGATGCAGGTCAAACTAATGCACGTGGTATCTTATCTGTACGTGTGGATATTACAGACGGTACGGGTGAATCTTGGAAAGCAACGTTAACACCTACACCGGGTGATGCACGTGATCATGACGTTTACCCTGCCAAAGCAACTGGCGTTGCTGGTGCGTTAGGGTCTGATGATGAAGCGATTGTTAATTACTTTATCGACTTGATCAATAGTCATCCTACTCGTTTCCTTGCTGGTAGTTCGTTCTTAATGAACCGCTTGACTAAAGGTGTTATCGAGAAAGTACGTGACAGTGATAATCACCCTATCTTCATCAACAACTACAAAGACGGTGGCATGGCCACTATCCTTGGTTACCCTGTGGTTATCGATGATACAATGCCTAACATTGCAATCGATTCGACACCAATTATTTTTGGTGACCTATCTCGTGCACTTTATTTGAATGATGGTGATATTGATAAGATGTTACTTGACCCTTATTCAGTGGACCAATGTACGCTGGTTAAAACGTCTAAAGAAATGTTTGAACGTGTGGGTAATTCTGATGCAATTCAAGTTGTGGCGTGTACCACTAACGGTCCTGCTTAAAACTTAAATCTGTCGTAGATATGATGAAGCCCTCTTAATTGAGGGCTTTTTTATTGGAGGATTGTTATTCACCTACCCATTCAAAGGAACCATCACTTGTTTTCTTGTAATGATGGTGTTGGTGAACTGCTAAACCGTTTTCAAACCCCACAAGTTTATGTGCTCTGTAAGCTGTTTCATCTTGCGCAAGTCTGATCAGTTGTCCGTCAAGTGGACCGCCTACCATTTTTCTTGATACTAAAATCATGGCTAACTCTCCTTTACATCTGGTAAATTACGTTCATCAACATACAAGTTATGAAGTGCTGGTGAACCACACTGAGGGCATTCACATGCTCTACTGATGGACTTAACAGCTTGTTTGTTCACTGTTTCACGAAGTTCATAACCACATTCGATACATGACTTAACTACTCGATTAATTTGTTTTGACATTTTTACTTCTCCTGATTGATTTGATGGGGTAATGATAGAACAACAATACAATGAATACTGTGACACGTATCACATTGTGTAATATTCCTCTCTGAGTTAAACTAGAAATATAAATTCAGGAGTTTGGCACTATGTTACCTTTCAAAATATTGACACAAACAGTATTCGATGCAATTACACTTGATGAAGCAAAAGCACAATGCCGTTTAATGCCGTCTTTTGTTCTCGATGACACATACATCACAGGGTTAATACCAGCAGCAGCAGATGCAGCACAAGAGTATTTGCACTGGATGGTATCAACAGGCACAGTAAAGCAATATAGTCAGCAAGGTGGTGTTTTAAAGCTCTATGGCAGAAACGTAACAGCCATTACAGAAATCACGGCCAAAGACTCGACAGGCGGTGATGTTACTCTCACAACAGACGATTACAGCTATAATGATGTAACTGAAGAGGTGACGGTAAGTGGTGTGCTTTATTATGACATCAACATAACTTATGCTTGTGGTGCCGCTATAGCTAATCTGCCGGGTGCAGTGAAACAGGCAATACTCATGATGATCAGTACCATGTACAATAATCGTGAAGATTTTATCACTGGACTTAGCGTTGAAAAAATGCCGATGACCAGTAAACATTTACTTAGCATGAGTCGTGATTATGTATCATAATATTAACGCTGGCCGTTTACGTCATTATGTCGAGCTATATTTATCT